TTAATTACATCTTTTGAATTTTTAATATTCAAATTAGAAAGCAATGTTTTTACCAATGCTAGTGTTGGTGCTAGGCTTTGTTTATCCTCATCATCTGTCGTAGTAATCATATTATTGACTTTTTCGATAATTGCATTAAACCGATTATCATGTGCGTGTTCGTCCTTATTATGATGAGCAATGCCATCTTCTAGTTGTTCATAAGTGATGTACAAATGACTTTGATAATTTACCTGAACAACAGCATCGCCTACCCCTAATTGAATACCTAGCATTTTTTCATCAACGCTTGTATTCGGTGGAATATAACTAGCATTAGAACCTGCATTTGTATAAGCAAATAATTGCTCTTCACCTTCTTCACCAAGTTTAGCGAACAAACCTAATTCTCTTGCAAAGAACCCTACTGTCAATTCATTATTGCTAACAGTAGACACAGCTTCGATTTCACCGTTACCTAAATGATTGATTTTAGGAACATTTCCATCCATCAAACGATGCTTTAGGCCTGTCATAGTTTCGATAGTTTCACCATTTAACAAGCCATCGCCTAATGAAATTTTAGTAAATATAATTGCAGAATGAGTTCTGATTGACTCAGTAACCATATTCTTACCTTGATTGGTGGTTACAATTCTTCCATAATCACTCATCGACTACCTCCATAGATTTTAATTTTATCAACATTAATAAGTACCATTCCGATTTTAGGCTGTCCTGACACATGGATAACAGGATCACTTTTAGCGTATTTTATTGTTTGCTTATCGAGTACATTAACAACACCACCTATACAGAGTTGTGCATGTGCTTGATATAATTCAGCTACAACATACGTCAAATGAGCTGGCTTGTATTTATCAACCAGCTCGCGAACCGTTTCAACATAAGCAGCTACATCTAATGCAACTTTAAATTCATTAGGTTTAGTATTTTCTAAAACGTGAGCACCGCATACAGGAACTATTTGATTAATAATTGTTTCTAACTGTTTAACGGTAATAGTTTTAGTACCTTGAATTTTCACTAACAGATTTTGCCGACGTTGATTTATTGTTAAATGCTTGTTAGTTTTTATACCGTATACTCTTTCCCAATCAGAAAGGCCCCATGTAGCACTTTCAACAAATAACTGCTTGCATATATCGATAATTAACAGCCTTTGCTTTTCGTGTTCCTCGCTTAAAGCGTCTTCAGTAGCTTTGAATGAACCGTCATTTCTAAGAAATTTAGGTAAATAGCGAAGTACATCAACTTTATAAGTCCTTAATAGTTCAAATATCATTGCATGTTCACCTCGCCTAATGTCGGCAAATCTTCATCATTAATAACAATACTTTTATCATCATTATTAATTCGTAAGTTTTGATAATCGATAGCACCTGCGTCGATAATAAAGCTACCTACTTTTGCAATCGATAATTTATTAATTTCGCCGTTATTAATGACTGATTTTTCAAGGTCTATTAAATAGTCATTCATCATTGATTTAAATCTGTCTAAAACAAAGCCTTTACCCTCGATAGTAGCCGTTACATTAATTACTTTAGGAGTTGCACTAACTACAGTAACCATAGCACCCATAGGGCGAACGCTTTCAATGTAATCTCTAACCGCTGTTATTAGCTCAGTAGAGGCTTGTTTAAACTCAGAATTAATAATAATAACTTTAACAGAACCAGGCCCATTCCATGTAGGTATGATTTTTACACCCCCTACACCAGGAACAGACATAGCCCATTCATAATAGTGCATTTTATTTCCGGATGTACCAGGATAGCGAACATGCAATAAATAACGTTCTCGTAAATTATCGTCGCTTTCTTCTTCAAAACCGTCTTTTGTTGGTTGTGCATTGATAACGCTGTTAATGCCAGGAATTGACATCGGAATCGTATCAATCGTATTTGCTGCTACATTACCACCACTACCAGTTTCAATAGCTTGAATATTGACTTCTTGACTACCGTTAATCGTTACAGTTTCTAGCGTTTCGAATAGTACTCCGTCAGCGGTAGAAAATTGACTACCTTTAGGCAATACTCCATTACCCTTAACCGTAACAGATCCTATCGCATTTGTAGCTACCTTTCGAATGATACCAGCTTCTTTAGCACGCATAGTCAAGAAATCGCCGTATGATGTATCCGCAAACGCTACTTTGTAAAGTTCACCTAATTCAACATAGGTCTTCATAAATTCAATAGCATTAGATGAAAATACATCATATTCAAATGTACCCTCAAATTTACTCATCGGAAGTTGCGATTGTAATTGGAGGCTTTTTAAAATTTCGTCTGATGTTGGAATATTAAACATTTATATTAATACCTCCATATATCGTTGTTAATTCAATTTGACAATCAACCTTATCACCGTTCACATCGAACTCGATACTATCAATCGACTTAATGTAGGGGTTAACCATAAGGCACTCTATAATCACTCGTTTGAGCTCTGAATAGCGTTCACCTACACTCATAACCTTACCTATGAACGGCTTTAATTCAATGCCGTATCGAGTAGAATACGCTAGGTATTGATTGCGTTCAGTTTTAAGTGCTTTGTATACCCAAATCTTTAACGCTTCATCACCCTCTAATGCAATCCGTTTACCGCTTGAGTTATATCGGAATGTATCATTTTCGAAATTCCAGTCATATTCGCGAAATAAAGGTAATGTATTTTGAGTAGACTCAACCGTACGAGTTAACCCTGCAAAAGGATATTCTTCACTCATAGTTTCACCACCTTTTGACCAATATAATAAAGCTGTTCTGCTTGTCCGTATACTGGAAAGACTGTTACTTCATCACCTACTCGTAAGGTATCAGTCATATTAATAGTGTCGGTATAGTCATTGTGGATAGCGTGTGTATGACTAGCAAATTCTGCATATCCACCGCCACCTGAACGAGGTTGCGTTTCGCTTATGATATGCCCTTCGGCTTCACGATGATGACCTGGTTTCCAATAGTCATTTAGGTATATTTGCTCGTTGGTAATGTCGATATTATCAACACGAATAATCAGGTTAGGAAATGGCGATGTAACAACACCAATTCGCATCCCCATAGGCTGTTCGCCTTTAGCTATGCCGTGAATTGTATCAACCATTTTAGCCATTGAATGTGCAGCACTAGGAATATCATTCAACATAATGAATTTCTACCTTTCTTTTAGTCGATTTTCGAGTAGACCTTCGACCTTTACCTTTTGGAGTTTCTGAACTGCTTTTCCCTTTGGTTTGTGTTCTCTTTTCTTCTGAAGAGTGGTCTACCTTTTCTTTAGTCATAAGATTTTCAAATTCAATCTCGAGTTTCATGGTATGTTGACCGTTTTTGAAATCATGAGTATCACTCTTGATCCAGAACTTGCCACTTAACTCGGTTATCACATCTCTAATTTCAACAGAATACGAGGATAATGCGTCATAATCACCTAAACAATCAATCACGCCAGTCCGTTCAGGTTTTTTAAATATATCCTTTACTTCATCAGCCGTGTTTTTATTTTTGTTCTCCTTATAGACTGCTTGTATCATAGAGTAGCGTTGAATTTGGTCGTCTTTACTTTCATATCTAACAAAGTTGCCTTTATCATCAACAATCATGACTTTATTAATCATGTTTTCGATTGATTCTTTAAATGACGAGTCAGTAATATTCCTGTATTGGTCTATTACTAGCCCCTCAATTAATGAGCCTTTCTCTATGACGTCGAGTTCGTCGCCCTCCATCATAGCTTGATATTTTTTGTTGGTCTTTTTAGCGGCCTCTGTATAAGCCATAAGTATGATTTGATAACCTGACTTGTTATTAGCTATAAAAGTTATCTTTTCTTTGGTTTCAGCAAGGTTACCTACTTTAATCCCCATTTCCTTGCATACAGCCTTTGCTATATCTTCAGCGGTCATATTGGTGAATTTACGAGTAGTCTTTGATTTACTTAATATAAACATGTTGTCATAACATGTTACTGTAATTCGTGATACAGACGTTTTGCGTTCTGTGGTATATATGTTACCTACGAATTGCACATCGCCATCTTCTGAGTACCCTTTAATGGTTTCGCCAATACTCACTACATAGATAGGCCAGTTCGGATCACGTGGTTCTTGTACTAAGACAAATTCAAGTTTTCGTGCTGCCTGAATACGAGAACCGGACCATGTAACATGCTCAACTAAATGAGTAATATCATTTTCAACAGGAACTTTCTTTTTTTCGCCAGTCTTTTCATCTTTAACTGTTTTAGTGCCAATATGTTTAATTATCATATTATTTCACCTTCAACTTTCTAAGCTGGCTAAGATTATTAATCGCTAAATTCTTTAGGTCATTTGATTGGATAATGCGTTCATAATGACGATAATTACCATATGCCTTTTTAGCAGCATCCAACACATCAGAGCCTTTACTGAACAATGTTGCCGTTTTAGGTTTTTGAGCAACGGAAGGCCTATCTTTTAAGCCTGTCGTTTCATCAACTGGCTTATCATCACCAGTAGCAGGCGTGTTAAGGTCTTTATGCTCCTTAAATGTTAGCGTGTAATACATATCCCCTGTATTTTCCTGTTTTTTATACGGAAAAGATTCGATTCCCATCATTAAATTAATAGGGCCATCGCTTATGATGACCCTAACAGGTTTCTTTGATGTTTTCCACTTTTCTATGAGGTTAATAATTTCAATAGGCTTACGCTTATCGCCAACAATAAACGGATAATCTTTCGCCGGAAAAAATCCTTCGAATGATAATGTCTTGAGTTTAGGATTTCCAAATAAAAGCACCTCACCTATTTGAGTAATATCAACAGTTTTGTTTTCCTGTTCATTACCGACCTCATATTTAACAGGCGTAACAGGAAGCACCAACTTTTCTTCATCTTGTGAAATAATGATAGTTGGTAGTTCCCTTGCCCCTTTACCAAATGCAAACGATAAAAGCGATAAGGCACGCCCTATACCGCTAACGAATTTTGACATGCCTATACACCTCCATAATTTGTTTCAGCAGCCCCAAACATTGAGAATAAAGAATGAGCAATGCGGTCTATATCAGCTTCTTCTCTAACAACAAAAGTATTTCCTGTTACGGTGTAATTATTACCACCGCCACCAGCACCGCTAAATTCTTTTGCTAGCATTTTTTCAGTAGTCGCATGAGGATAAATTCTAGATCCACTAGGTAGGTCTACAATTTCACCACCACGTTCGTTGATTTCAGTCCAACCACCGCCAAAGTAATTTGTACCAGTAGCATGGCCTGTTAACCCTGTAATTTGTGCACCCCTTGCTTGTGCTGCACTTAACGCATTACCCAAACCGCTAAATACTTCACTTGCTTTAGTTTTTAATGGTCCCCAAACGTTTGCATCAAACCAACCGGCAACAGCACCCCAAATACCTTTAATTGACTCCCAAGCACTACTAAAGAACCCTGTGATACTATCCCACATATTACTAGCATCGCTCTTAATAGGCTCCCAAATGTTGCTGTTAAACCAATCGGAAACAGGCCCAAATATTGTAGATATTGCATCCCAAGCAAATCCAAACAGGCCAGCGATAGTATTAATAACAGGAGTACAAGTATCGACGATACTATTCCATTTGTTAGAGAACCATTCAGATATGCCATCAAGGTTATTTGTAATTCCGTCAAATATCTCTTGACCAAATTGTTCACCGAATATTGCACCACCAATACCGCCTAATGCACCACCAACAGCAGCACCTACGGCTGTTCCCACACCAGGAGCAATAGAACCTAATGCAGCACCACCCATAGCACCAAGTTTAGCACCAGCCAAGCCACCGGCAAGGCTACCGCCAATACCTGCAGCTGTTTTGCCTTTGTTATCGGAGTTAGCCATATCGTATGCACCCATGGCTAAAGATAAAGGTAAAAATGCTTTACCACCGACTTTAGATAGTAGGCCTCCTAACTTGCTTGCACCTTTCCCAAGAATACCAAACCCTTTAGATATACCTCTACCTACTTTGCCGAATTTACCACCGCCAGTAGTTTTAGATGGAATAGTACCAACGCCACCGCTTTTACTAGAAGTCTTTCCTTTACCTCCACCACCTGGGCCATAACCGCCACCGTCATAAACGTTCTTGCCGTAGACATAAACATTAATACTATGAATAGTAGTATCGTCGCCCGTAGCATCTTCAATACCGCCACCGGCACTGCCTTTACCGCCTAGCATGCCTGCAATACCTTTGCCAGCACCCAAAATCTTTTTACCAACTTTAAAAGCACCAACACTAAGGGCAGCCAATGCGACCGTAGATAATATAGATGGTAGTCCGTCCATTTTTGCAGTTTGTTTAACCATTTCTTTAGTGGCAGATGTAATGCCGTCAATTACAGATTTCACTGTAAAGCCGTTCTTTTCAACGTTTTCAGTAAAACCAGTAAACCAGTTATCAATACCTTGAACAATATCTCTAAAGCCACCAATTTTACCGCTCATTAATTTAGTAGTGAACGAATCCCAGTCGCCTGATAGTTGTTCTAAGTCGCCTTTTAAGTTGTCCATACGAATTTGAGCCATTCGTTCAGCAGCACCATTGGAATTATCAATAGATCCCGCTAGCTTATCAAAATCACTATCTGACGAGTTAACCAATGCCAATAACCCTGACATTGCCTCTTGACCGGCAAGCATACCAGCTACGGCCGCTTTACTTTCCGGAGTTAATTTAGACATACCAGTACGAATGTCTTTTATGATTTCTCTAAAAGGTTTCATTTTACCATTAGCATCTAAAATGTTAAGTCCTAACATTTGCATAGCTTGTCCTGACTCCTGCGTAGGTTTAACTAGCCTAGTCATCATAGAACGGAGCGATGTACCAGCTTCAGAACCTTTTATGCCTTGGTTAGCCATAAGACCTACAGCAAGTGCAGTATCTTGTATAGTAAATCCCAATGCACCAGCTACTGGAGCTGCATATTTAAATGTTTGCCCCATCATAGCAACGTTAGTATTGGAATTGGTAGCCGCTGCTGCTAATACATCGGCAAACATAGCGGAGTCTTTAGCTTGTAAACCAAATGCAGATAAGCTATCAGTTACAATGTCGGATGTCATAGCTAAGTCTTCGCCGGATGCGGCTGCTAAGTTCATAATACCGGCAATACCGCCTATCATGTCTTCAGTTTTCCAACCAGCCATACTCATATACTTAAATGCTTGTGCAGATTCTAAAGCACTAAATTTTGTATCAGCACCCATTTGAATTGCTTTTTCTTTTAAGCGTTGGAACTCATCAGCCGTAGCACCTGAAATCGATTTAACAGCAGACATTTCTTCCTCAAAATCAGCATAGCCTTTTACAGCGTCAAATATACCAAACCCAATGCCACCCATGGCGGCCATTTGAGCACCTGCACCTAATAAAGCACCGTTTAACTTATTAGAAGCAGCACCAACAGCGCCAGTCATTTTTTGTTTAACTGCTACCGTAGCGGTATATACTTTACCTTTAAAGCCATTTAATTGAGATTGTACTTGACTGATTGTAGAGCTTGCGTTGTTTTTAGCTTTGATGTTGACAGTAACATTACTTCCGGCTTGTTTTAACTTTGTAATGCTACTTGTTGCACTTTGAGCGGCTTGTTGCACCCCTTTAACAGAGCTTGTAGCCGTACTCATATTTCTACTAGCAGACGAAACGGCAGGAGATAAGCCAGCAGTTGATTTAACTAAACCTTGCAATGATTGTTGGGCTTTTTGTATCCCTTTCGTAAACCCTCTATCATTAAGAGAGAGTTCAACGCTTAATTTCTGTGTATCAGCCACCTAGTACCTCCCTTAAAGCAATTTTAGCAACCTCAATGCGTTCTTTTCTTTCTTTGTCCATTGCTACACGGCACATAATTTTCTCCATAGTAGTTAACCCAAAGAAATAATCAAACGTATGACCTTTTAAAACTAAGTAGGCGGCCGTAGCCGCCTCCCAGTCTTCTTCTATTACTTTTTTGCTTCGTCAATGATAGCGTGGTTGAGTTTCTTACCAGCGCCTACAGATTCAATCAATACAGTACTAATCGCTTTAACTTCGCCGACATCAAATACTTTATCAACGATGTCCATCGGTTCAACGCATTCATAGGCTTGTTGTAATTCTTTGTCTTTCAAGTTAGGTTCAACAATGCAGTTATACACCAAATATTGGTCGTTACCACTTTCAAGACTAAGGGCTTCCGCCATAATAGAAGCAGTAGGTTTTTTCGCTACTACTTCACCAATGGAAGTTTCGATAGTTAATTTTTGTGCTTTACGGGCGTTAATTTCTTCACGTTTAGCAATTAGTTCATTAATAGAAATAGACATAGTTAAGTTCCTTTCAATTAGTCAATAGATTCAATAAATTGTGCATCTTCCGGAGTAAACCCGAAAGGTAATTCGGTTTCAACAACTTTACCTTTTTCGAAATTCATAAGAGGAATTTTAGTAAACCAAACATTATCAATCGTGATACGTTCTTTTTGACCGTCTACCGCGTCAGGATCATCAAGTAAACTAGTAAGAACAGTTCGAGGGTCGTGGCCTGCGCTCCATTCTTCTAACAATTTACGATGATTTCGATTGATCACGTTTTTAATTTTAATTGTGCCTTCGCCTTTGAGTGCTGTTACCTTGCTATCAACAGAGTTGCCGATGATTACATCTTCTCGTTGAGACTCAACGCTAGCTTCAAAACTTTCAATTTCAAATACCAACTCACCATCAAGCCACAATTTGCCGTGAGAGCCATTCCAGCGACGGCGACCACGGAATTTAACGTCTTCAGCAGCACGAGCGAATGTTTGTAAATCAAATGTAAATTTGTCTTTATTCATGCTTGTAATTCCTTTCTATTACATTGTGAATGTAATCTTTAAATCTTCCATTGCATCCACGAATTTAACTTTGCCGGATAAGCCGATTTGAGAGCCAGTGTTGTATTCGCGAATTTGCATGTTAGTCATTTGAGATACATTTTCACCTTTAATGATGGCATAATCTTTTTGGAACTGCTCATCAATATCTACAGTGTTACCTGCTCGATTATCTAATACATTACCTTGTAATTGGCCAAAGTATACTAGGATAGCTGAAATAAATAGCATTTTATGGTCGTAGTCATTGATGTATTTACCAACATAGTATTTTTTGAAGGTATCGCGAATATCGTCCGTAACCATATCAACACATTCAACGATTTTGATTTTACGAAATTCTTCGCCTTTATCAGTTGTAAATGTTTGCAAGGAGTTGCAAGCACGAGCAATTTTAACGCCTTCGCCATCTTCTTCGTCGAATAAGTGCAATTCGCCGTGGTCGATGCGATCATTTAAATCTTCGTACACCTTAACAGACTCAACTTCAGTTAATTTGTAATATGTTGCAGAACGGTCTAATGGTAGACCTGCTAAAATACCAGCAATGCGGGCTGTATATTCGATTGGAGTATACGTTTTATAAGTAGTTTTACCTGCTGTATTTTTACCTGTAGCAACTTTAATTTCTTCAGTACAGAAATTAATTACACCATCAAAATCTGCAGCTACACTACCAACTACCGCTTTAACAGTTTTACGGCTGTTATTGCGTTCCGCTTTAATGTAGGACGCCAAATCTTGTTGGTCCTGAACTGTACCAGTAGGAGCTGCAATGTAGTTATAACGAATATGCTTCAATTGTTTTAACAATGTAGCTTGTGTATTTTTAGGTGCTTGAACGCTTGCTTTAGGTAATGTGTATACCATTATGCGTAAAGGAGTGCCGTCAAGACATTTCTTGATAAGATCCGTACTTGCTTCATCAAATACACCTTCCGGAATTTCAGATACATCAGAAATTTTATATTTGTTAGATGTATCCGTGCTTTCGCATTTCAAAATCAATACAACTACGCCACGTGCAGAACGTTTAATAGCTGTAATGCCTTTGGTTTTAAAGTCAATTAAGACTTGAGGCAAACCGAATTTTTCTTGTTCATTTGGCATGTGATTATTCCTCCTCGGTTAAATTAATGCCGTTAAGGCTAAATGAAAGAGTATTAACAACTTCACCACGAACGAAACCGACTTCTTCGTCTGTGAAAGCGTCATTAAACTCTAGATTAAAGATAAAGTGCAATACTTCATCTATGAATGTATGTTCAAAATCGTTAATAGTAATGTATCTATCATCGACTTTAAGCACTTGTCTAAATAGGCACTCTAAACTATCAGACATTTCATATAGTTCAGAGCGTTTAATTCGTCCGTATTTATCCTCAATAGGTCTAAAGGTTATATCAACCTGTACAGTCCTATCAAAGTATGTATAATCACCAACACCGGACCGGACGAACATTTCGATATAAAAATAAGGTGTATTCGATTTTTCTATGTTATCGAAATACACCTTATAATTAGGATATTTACTTTTTAACAGCTCGACTAGAGCTTTCTGTATCGCCCTTAATTTAATCATTGGTTAAGTTCCTTAATATTATTCTTGCATTCCTAGCAAATTGACTACGCATGCCAACTATTGAGCGATGTAGCATTTTACGGCCTTTAACATACCCGCCATTGCGTGTACGATGTCCATATTCTACATGGTTCGCATACTCGGTGTTATTATAGATCTCAACTTTACCATTCATAACCCCTGTACTTTTCCATGAATTTCGTAGTAGGCCAGTATCAACAGGAGTTTTCATCTTAACATCGTTAATCATAAGTTCTGCACTTTGAGCGAGTACTGTGTCAACGTGTTCAGGATACTCACCTAATGAATCGGAGAATTTTTGAATGAGTTCATCAAACCCTGTTAACTTAACCCCCATTATGCTTCACCGTCTTTCAATAACTTAATTTCTTGATGTGTTATATATTTAAACGGCGTATCAGCACGCATGACAAACGTTTGCCCCTCGTGCGAAATAAAGATAATGTCATTAGGCTTAACATCGTATTCAGGCGATAAGCACAAACGCAATCTATCGCTTAATGTGAATGTGCTGTCTGTTTCAGTTCCATTAGTACTAGATTGACCTATTTGACCTAATCTACATGGTACATCACTGTATACTGCTGTTAATTCGTACACATCAGAACCTATATCGTCGGTAGTTGCCATTTGCCGTGAGATAGTACATGTATCTTTGTACATAATATCCGCAAGTAGCTTGCCGTATGAATTAGCCATTCGACCACACCACTTTTCTATATAGGTTTAGTTTAGTGCGAATACTTTCAAAGTCCTTTTCACTAATACAGCCAATAGGAGATACGTCCTCAACAGCCCATGTGAACTCAACATCGTTTTCTTTTAACGATTTAAGAGGGCCGCGCGTATCACTGAACTTATCCTTGATATACTTAACAGCTAATTCAGAAGCAGTATAAATCAACGTTCTTGGAAAGTCAGTTCTATGGCAGTAGTCCATGCAATCAAGGATAAACTTTTCTGCGAATACATCTAAATATGTATCATAATTCACGTTGTTTAGACTGCTAATAGCTGATACAAGGCGATGAGTGGCGTCAATAATGCCTTTCTTTGCCTCGTCAAAATCTAAATATTTAACATTTCCCAAAGTTACACCTCTTAATATCTAACATGTTCCCAAAGTTCTTCATCAAATTGTTCGAGCGGTTCATTATTTGCAATAGCAGCAGCGAGCATCTTCGTACTATCATCTAGTTCTTCAACTGTAATTTCATTTGGATGGATAACGATAACACGATCCAAAGAATTTTCACCAAACATAGATATATATGCTTCGCACATGCTATTAAATCTAGTTAAAGCATCGTTAAACGCTTTATCATCTTTTATTCCCATAATAAACACGCTCCCTATACCGTTAATATCATACCAATAATAAAATGCAAAAACTCTTCATCATCCTTGATAGTAGCATATACTGGTTTGTGATTTTTATAATCATAATACTTATATTGCCCATCTTTTGTAGGTTCAAACACACTTTCCAAGCCTACGCTTAAAACTTCAGTTGAACCGCCCTTATAGGTTTTACCAATATAAGGCGTGATAAAGTTGTCTTTTTTTGCTGTTTCTCGACCATAGCAACGCATATTTAGAATATCGTTTAACTTCTCTTCAGCTTCACCTTTCGTCCTCATAGATACAAATTCATTAGATAGACGGCTTGCCTCTTTACTAAAATACTCTACCATGTGTCCTATTTCGTGAAAAGGAGTAGTTTTTCGTTCACCACTCATATTAATTGTAATGTACTTTTCAGGGTTAGGAATATCAGCGTATCGCAAAGGTTTGCCAGCTACAGCTCCTTCGCCTACAAAGTAACCACGCTTAACCTTTCTTGTACTAATTCCTTTCCCATTTTCTTTTAGCATATATCCCCAATCGCTCGGATATACATTAAAAGCACCTTGTAATAAAGTTTGGTTCTTCTTAACGCTACCAGGAGCCCATGAACTATCAGGAATTTTATACCCAACATCACGATATTGAGATATAACTTTCGCTAATTCATCTTTATTGCCTAACAAATTAATAATATCGTGCTTTTCAACAGCAGTCTTTCCTACGTTGATTATATCTTGCGGAGTTGCTTTTGATAAATCGAGTTTAGTAATTGTATCAGCAAGAGTTTCGGTTTTAGGTTTAACAATTTCAGAAGTTACTTCTTTTATGCTTTTTTGTTCGCTACGCCATTGAGAGAACGTTTTAGATTTATCAACATATATTGCTTTCCAATTATCATAGTCCATATTGCGAGGCACTTTCTCGTATCGTGTAGGCTCGTTCTTATTAGCTTTTGCCATTTTAATAGTACGAGAACCGCTAGATGCTTTTTTATCTAACGTGCCTGCTATTGTGGATCTACATCGCGGATGTAGTGGCGGAACATTCGTTCCAACTTCAGCATCAGCAACAGGATATATATTGTTATCGTGCTCACGGCAAGTTGAGGATGTTCGCTTGTCAATTGTAGCTATGAATTGAAAGTACTCCATATTAGCAGATTTCAAAGAGTCTAATGTAGCCTGATTATGAACATAATTGAGTTCAGTCCTAACCAATCTAACAGCGTTATTCTTCGATACGTTCATACGTTCTTGAACTTCTTTAGCTAGCTTTTCGACTGATGTTCCTCGATGTACATTACTAACAATAACATCCTGAATAGTCTTTGACAGCTTATCAGAGTTATCCCAAATGCGAGTACTATAATTCTTACCGCTCCACGGAGTACGCAATACGCTCTCAACATGTTTGTTATCAATAGCAACGCCTAAAGGGCCTTGTCCTCGTTTAGCTAGTTCATATGCAGAATGTAACCGATTATCTTTGTATGCAGACTTTAGAAAGCCTGTAATCGATGCATTTGTTTTTTGCCCTAGCTTATCTATCTCAATAAGTGTATCACCATACAACTTATCAAGCCTAGATATACGAGAACGCATGGAAAGAGTATTTAATTCCAGTAACGTTTTAGGGTTGCCAGTTTCTTTATACTCTTTCATGTACTCTTCAACGTCTTTTTTCCAAGTTCTAAACTCGGGACCATTGATTAACTTTTTAGCTTCGGCAATAGAGATACTATTATCATTAGCGAACTTCCCATAAAGTTGTTCAATGTTAGCTTGAATGCGGTGAGCTGACCGTTCATATTGAGCAGCAAGCTCTTTTTCTACGGTTTCCTGGCTCTTCTTATTCCATTCTTCCTCGCGTTCAGTGCTTCTCCTAGCCCAATATGAATCAGCGCCCATAATTACACCCCTTAGCCTAATTTATGAACAAATTTAACAATTCGAATTTGTTTAGGTTCGTAAACTCGTTCCCAGTTACCGCCGTCTTTTAATTCCGCACGAGATACGCTTTCAGCATTGGCACGAGTTTTATTAGTCCATTTTACTCCGCGAGGATGCAAGATGAACGCCTTACGAGAAATCAAGTAGTCAATGCCGGAGCCTTTACGTTTATCACGGTCAACTTCTACAGGAACCATACCAACAGGAGAACCTACACCATACGCAATAGCGCCTTCACCGAACAAATAAGTTGTGTATTTGTCAGTATCAACAGGGCAACCATCATCAACAATTACACGACGGCCCATATAAGTATCGAAAGATACGGCGTCAGATTGACGGATAGTTTGAATTAAGTTCAATTTATCAAGATAAGATTTAGTTGCGGAGTGCATAACAACAGCTGTTAAAGAGTTGCGAGCATCACCCATGAGTTGCATAGCGTCGATGAACGCTTCACCGGAGAAGTTAGCCGCTTTACTAGCTTTAGCAGAAATATCGAGGATATGGTCGGACATGCTAGTAGATGCGAATACACCGTTGAGGATATTCAATAATTCTTTTTGGTGGTCGCGAGCCCAAAAACCTGCAACTAAATCACCAATAGCGGACATAGGGTCTGCACCGGATAATTGAGCGGACAAGTCAGTAGCGCCCCACATTTTAGCACGGCGAATAGTAGTGGAAGTATCCATTTTAGAGCCGATTTTGTCTGCTGTTAAATCGTTACCTTCTACTACGTTTTCAGAGTCGCCAGTTAAATCAGTGAAGAAAGGCATATTGTGTACTTGTGCCGGTTCAGATGCTAACGTGTCGAATTGACTATCACGAGTTGCGATACCGGAAGAGAAAATAGCGGATAATTCGCTTGTACGACGTGTTACATAATCAGTGAATAAAGGCGTAGGGTTAATTACGTCTTTCAATGCAGTTGCTGCGAATGTTTGCAAGTTAAAAGTAAAGTTTTGAGTTGGCATTATTAGTCCTCCTAATTTAAATTAAGCCATCAATAGATACGCCGGCTTGTGCTGCAAGCGTTTTAGCTTGTGCAACGTCGGTTTTAATAAGTTCTGCTTGTTGCGTTAAATTAAAGTGTTCTTTACTGAATGGATTAACCTTAGGCACACCTTCCCCTTTATTAGGGTCATACTTAAACTTAGGGTCGCCTTGTGGTTTGAACAAGAATGCTTTATTTGCTTTTAGGTCTTTAAGTTGTTCATCTAAACCAGTTACCTTGCCATCTTCGCCAAGAATAAGTTTAGACTTATCAATAAGGTTAGCTACAAGCTCTGCATCTTGTGCGCTATCGCCAATCGCTAATTGAACCGCGGTACTCAATTTTAGCGCTTTTAAATCTTCGGCAGCTTTTAAAGCATTCGCTTTATTGTCTGCTTGAAGTTTTGTAATTTGGTCTTTTAACGCTTGTACATCGCCTTCGCTATCCTTTAAGGCTTTCAACTGTTTATCCCTATCTGCAACAGCAGTTTCGAGGTTTTTCTTTTCCACGTTAATCTCGTTAAAACGTGATTTTGGAACATATTCACCATCTAGAAATTCTTTAAATTGTTTAGTTGCGTTTTCGATGTTATCTTCCGCAATACCCAATTTTTCTAAAAACTCTTTGAATGTCATATGTTTATCTCCTTTCGGTTTTTACCGTGGCCCTACCACGAATGAAAAATATAAATACGATTATTCGGCATAGCGAAAATCATCGTCAGGCTCGTCTATAGATGCCTTGTCATGACCTTCGTTGTGCCAATCATCGTAAATACCAGTATCACTTTGTGCTTCTTCTGTTTCGATTTGTTTAATTTCCTCGTTCACATCTTCAACAAACGGATGATGAGCAAGAATAGTTCGCTTCGATACAACGCCAACAGATTTTGAACACATATCGACCAAGTCGCCGTCATTCTTAACGCTTGTTCTTGTCCATGTTTGCGTGATAGTAACATCACTTGAACCATGTGCGGAACAGATAGCACGAATTAATTCATTAAAGCCTAGTTGGAATTCAGTTTCCATCATACCGGCTTTAAGTTCCAATAAAGTATATAAAAACTTCATTGCTTCACCGCTAGTACCATCTAAACCTTGTTGCTGTGGGTCTACCCCTTGCCCCATGTCAAAAATAGCTTTACGAGTAATATCAAGAAGTTCTTTGCGTGCTTCAACTGGAATGTCGATGGTTAATGTTGAAATACCGCTTCTATCATCAGGACCAGTAGAGTCCATTTGAATTGCTTTGTATTTCTTCATGCCTTCTAAAAATTCGGCTAAGTTTTCACCGCCGTAGTTAGTTAATACATATATAACTTCTTGAACGTCCTCTAAGTCGTTTAAGAAGCCACTGTATGTCTTATCATATACATCGATTAATTCTTTAATTCGTTTTAAGTCGGTTGTATGACGTGCGTTATTAGCGAACGCAATAAACGGAACCTTCCCCATATCGTGAGGAATAGTATCCACGTTTAACGCTACGCCATCAGGGTCAATCATTGTAAATGCAGTATACGGAGATAATGTTTCGAAATTATCGCCAGTTCGCATTGAAAAGGCTTGTACTTCTTTGTCATTCCAATATTCGTATACCGTAATATTTTCGCCTTCGTCGTTAATATCCGCATATACACGCAATACGCCTTCCAGTTTTGTATTAATGCGATTGTTATAGATTGGAATAATTTCATTAGCCGGTAATACAGCCCATTGAAAATCGTCGTTTTCATCTATCCAATAATGAACCCAAGCGACACCACCATTTGTAGCTTTAACGCATAAATCTTTACATTTCTTTTCGTACGCATCCCCTAATGTATCAAGAATGATTTCATTTAGCTTATCATCTTTAACATCATAAATCGGTGGTGCAGTAAACATATAAGCGGTTTTTTGGTCTACTAACAAAGGGTAAAAAGAATACGCTATTCTATTGTCAGCTTGTCGCATAGGGTTAAAACTTTCGCCTTTTTGCTTTGCTTCTTCAATATCCTTTGGTTTCGACTCTAAAAGTTTAATATCATTATTAACTTCATAATATCGTTCCGCTGTTTGCATTTCGCTGATTACTTTTGCATGCCCTAAGGTATGCTTTTTAATTAACTTCTTAACTAATTCAAGCTCCAAACTTTCACCTCCTAAGTTAATAAGCGTACACCTTTTCGTCCGTCAAACTCTTCCATCGCATATCGCATGGCGTCCATTAAATGGTTAAAATCATCAATAGGCTTGTTTATAGGGTTGTCGAACTTGTCTTTATCCCATGTATAGTTACTAATTTCAGTAATGAAATTAACACACCTAGGATGAATAATAATTTTATAGTCCTGGATAATCGAAATGCCGGCACGAATTGAGTCAGGTCCTTTTTTGGCTGCCCTAATTCTAGTAAGTCCAGCTTTCCTAAGATACGCAATCGATTTAGGTTCCGCACTATCGGCTTTAATTCGTTCTTTCGCATATCCCATTTCGGATACTTTCTCCTTAATATCTTCATTACTCATGCCCTTTTCGTACATTTCATCAAAGACATATATTTCACGAGCGACTGTATCAACTAGGCCACAGAACAAGGTACTAGGGTCATTCACATAACCAAAGTCCATACCAAAGGCAGAGCGTACATTAGGCCTATTAGAAATTTCGTGTACATCAAATACTCGTTCTTCCCAGTTTTCATACACTAGGCCTTCAACGATGCCCCATTCACCAAGACCAGCAGTCCTATAGCGACGAGGGTTCTTTTTCATTTCCTCAAATAGTACTAAATCGGCTTCGCTTAAAAACTCGTTGCACATGTAATTCGTAGTTATTGCCAGTACATTTTTACTAGGCTCATCAAAGAATCGTTTCTTCAACCAATGTCTATCAGACCATGGGTTAAATGTTAACACAACTTGATGATACATTCCTTTTGGTAGCTGACCACGAATACTTTCATCTAATCGGTCAAACGCGTCCTCGCTGGTTATTTCGTACGCTTCCTCTATCCATAGCCTACACAACGAACCAACCTCAACGGTAATGGATGTGACTTTTAAAGGATCGTCAAGGCCACGGAATAATATTTTTTGTCCGGTAGGCTTATATGTAATTTCTAAAGGTGATGTGCTGCACTTAAAAAAGTTATCCACCTTTAGTCGGTGGATAGCCCATTTGAGTTGTGCATAACAACTATCACGCAACGTGCGTTCAACCTTGCGAACCACTAGCCAATTAATATGAGGATTTTCGATAATTTCCGTTATAACCTTTAATGATTGAGTTGAGGATTTCTTACTTGCACGGCTACCTTTAACGGCTTTATAGCGGCCTTTAAATCGCCAAAACGCGCCATAATGCTTTCCTACAATGCTAGGAAGATGAACGATAACTTGATTATCTTTAGTCTTCAATTTCATCACCGCCTACAATAATAGGAACGAGCGTTTTATTATCTTCGTTTTGTTGTTTGATAACAGAAACTTCATTTTTGAGTTTAGCAATACGAGCCTTTTGCTCTTCAGTAGCTAATTCACTTCGGCATAATTCATCATATTGCTTAATTAATCTCGCCAGTGTATCCATCGCCTTTGACTGTGCTTTAAGGAACTTCTCCATGCGAATATCTGCTGTGATTGTGTCAACATGCTTTTCAATTCGTTTAGTGTTCCCAAACTGGTCGCTTTCCTCAACTGTTTGAGTAACGCTTTCAATTTGTTTGTCCGCATTTTCACTTTCGATGAACATTATTTTTTGTGCCCGTATGATAGCAGCATATTTAATACAAATATTCCCCCATAGTATTTCTATAGGGGTTATTGTTTCAATGTCTTCAATTACACCAATCATGTCGAGTGGCAAGTACTTCGCGAATAAACCATGCTTAACTGAGTTTCGGTTTCCTATTGGTGCTCCGCCACTATTACCTAGTGCGTTCTTATTACCAATAGGAGCACCTACTTTTTTCTTTGGTGCAGGCTTCTTCTTAGGACGTTTCCAACCATGACGTTTTCGCCAAGATTTAACTGTTTCGATTGATACACCATATTTTTGGGCTATATCTTTATAAGGAATGAACTTCTTATAGTCTTTCTCGGCTGCCTCATAGTTTTTCACATACTCACCACCTGCCCCTCTACCGATACTTATTTAAGTACTTCATTTGATTTGTGTTTGAGTTTTCCATGTTCTCGTATGCACATACCACCAACATGCTTTTTAGCGTGGCCGTATGTTATATATGACTGGCATAAGCCGTCATACTCAATAACTTCCGCTGTACACTCATTATTTTTATTGTTTAAGCATTTATGCTTAGAACATACAACCGACGTCATTTTAAAGCGTTTATAAATTCACGAGTTAAATCATAATCGCTTGTGAATTTACCTTTCTTCGTTGTTGTTACTGTATTAGATCCACGCGATTTAATACCGCGAGCTGTAACGCAACTATGCTTCGCTGTGATATGAACAATTACATCCTCACTGCCAGTAGCAATAGAAATAACTTCAGCAATATCTTCACCGATTTTTTCTTGTAGTTGTAATCGTTTACAGCACATTTCAGCAATGCGAGGAATTTTAGACAAACCAATCACCTTGCCGTTAGGAATGTATCCTACGCTAATATTCATATCGTACATTAACGCTAGGTGATGTTCACACATGGAAAACGTTTCAATATCTTTCACTACAACCATTTGAGAGGTATTGACTTCAAATGACTTGCCAAACATTTCAGCAATTTCCTGGTTCGTGTAATTCATACCCTCAAGTAGTTCTAAATACATTTTTGCAGCACGTTTAGGTGTTTCGACGATGCCTTCACGTGTTAAATCTTCACCAAACCCTTTCAAAAGGAGTTTGATGCCTTGCTCAATCATAACTTGATTCATCGTACAATTACACTCCTTTCATGTCAGGCGGCCAAATAAACTTATGAATTTGTAATTGTAACCTAACGCCTTGTAGGTTATACGTTTTCATATAATCAACGATGTCTTTAGGTTCAATCTTGCCAAATACTGGTGATACATAAACTTGTGCTTTGAACTCATTTTCTTCAATCAGTTGACGCATGCGGTTAAGATCATCAAGACTGCCGACTACGAATTTAATAACGTCGCAGTCCTCTAAATCTTGTAATGCTTCGCCGTTGTTCATGAACTCCTCTTGCTTAGAAGAAGGGCACTTGTAATCAACTGTGAACATAACGTTTGGATAATTGCCGTATGAAACCACCGGATTAATGCTGCCGTTAGTTTCAATATTAACGAAATACCTATTCATAACGTTTAGTAATTCCGTTAAATCTTGCAATAGTGGCTCACCACCTGTGATAGTTACATTTACATTCCCATAACCATCGACTACTTGCATAATTTCTTCAACAGTCATTTCTTTACCACCGGTAAAGCTGTATTCAGTATCGCAGTAAGAACATCGTAAATTACATTCTGCCAAGCGAATAAATGTACATAATTCACCAGCTCGTGTACCTTCGCCCTCGATACTACTAAATATTTCAATCACGTTCATATATTGCAATATTCCCTTCTGTTTCTTGTACTTCTACCTTGTAGCAGCACTCACCTAACTGGTCGCATATCCATTTAGCCATGTTTTCTGCAGTAGGGTTAATATCGCCTACTACATTATTAATATGAGCATGGTCTAATCTGTCATGAATAGCACGTTTAATATGAGTAAAGTCCATAATCATACCATTGGAATTTAATTCTTTACTTTTCATAAATACAGTTACTATCCAATTATGGCCGTGCAGGTTTTGACATTTACTTTCATAGTCTAAATTTAATCTATGACTACCTGCAATCTCCATTCGTTTTGATACATAATACATACATTTCCTCCTAATCTTGACTACCAGCAACACTCTGATAATCTAATTTGTTTAATAACGCCGATATAGCACAATCGGCCGTCCTAGGTAATGATTTTTCTTTTACCCCGAACAGCCGAGCTTGTTCCATATATTGTTGTCTAATTTCTTTATTGTGATAGTTAATATGCATATTGCCTTTTGATGTTCGGCTAATACCAAACTGTAAAGGTGCTAGCCACGATGTACTATCTGCTGAGGTACAGAACTTATTTTGTTTTAGCATTTTAAGATCCGTACAGCCTAATAAGTGAATATCAATTTCAGGCTTTTTATTCTTAATGTACCAGGCTAGTCTATGCGTATCTTCTCTAAATGTTTTAGGGTTAGTGATACGCAACTCAGGAACACTAATCGCGATATACTCGGCAAATTCAATTAAGCGGTCTAACCCTTTACGGCCATCCTCTTTGTGAAATACGTTAATTTGTCTATTAGGTAGCTTTTCACGCATCCTATAGCGTAATTTCCATGCATCTTCCGGTGATAATACCTTTTGACAGTCAACCTCAACACAAGTTGAATTCAAATTGTTTGTTACTGTAAACTTCATAAGTTTATCTTGCCAATCAACTAAATCGTCATATGTTAGTTTTCGGTCTTTAGCTGCACCAAACATCAAAGTGAACAAACCGCTATCTTGAATTGTATGTTTAAATTGCAGTCCGTTATTGAGTAATGGCGCATCCGGCTTTAATCGTAAATCATCAGTTACTTTTTTATTTACGATGAAAGGATAACAAGTATATAGTCGATAGTTAACTTCTGCTATTTTAAGTGCTGCGTTGGCACTAAACACATTATCGGAACCAGCAAAATGGATTTTTATATTGTTTCCTAACAATAGTTGCCCCTCCGTTTGTGTCCTCAATTACTTTACAGAATGTCGCTGTAGGATATTTATCTATCAACCACTCTGCAATATGTTCACATGACATACTTTTGAATTGTGCATAACCTTTATCATCACCAAATTCTTTTAATAGCAATTCTTTGATAATACGTTGTTCTTCAATGAACTCAATCTCACGATTTGAGTCAGTAACAGGAATATGTAATTCGATATTAAATATATGTCGATGTTTACTTCTTAAATATTCAAATTGTACAGGTGCATTAGGCCAGTTGTGAAAGCCCTCAATAGATACATTACAAACGATTGTTTTATCCATGTTACACCTCGTAAACGAATAAATGCTCGTCTAAAAAATCTATTAATTGTTGGTAGTTCGCATCATCACAAACGACCTTAACAGTCTTACTATTATCTTCTTCTTCGGTTTCATCGTCAGAGGAATTATCTTTTTCTTCCTCCTCATCGAAAAAATCTGTGCGTAAATCATCTGCACCTAAGAAGCCAAAATCTTCCATGTCGATGAAATTAATATCTTTCAATTCATCAACGAGTGCGCCCAAGTCCCAAGTAGCAATCTCGCTTACTTTATTGTCAGCTAGTCGGAACGCTTTAATCTGCTCATCGGTAAGATCATCAGCAACAACACACGAAACATCTTTAAGTCCTAACTGTTTAGCAGCCAATAACCGAGTATGTCCACAAATAACAACATTATCGCTATCAATTACAAGAGGAACCTTGAACCCAAACTCTTTGATAGAGTTCGCTACATATTGAATAGCTTCTGTATTGTTACGAGGGTTATTTTCATATGGAACGAGTTTATCTACTGTAACATTTACAATCTCCATGCTAACTCCTTTCTTTATTTTTACATACAAAAAGAGCACCCCATGAGTAAAGGTGCTCCTTTTGCGTAGATGTTTTCTGTTTATAAGAGAGTGAAAGTCCACATTTTGGCAATTCGCCTTTTGTTGACATCTATATGATACCACTGTCAATAGGGTGCACTCAATAGCATTTTAGGTGCACCTGGTGCAAATTTTGTTCACATAGCGTTAATATAGGTGCAATTAGGTGCACCCCACTATGTATTAATGTAGTAATTATCTATATTCTTGTAGTTAACATTGGGCCACAAGAATTATTTCAAATTTTTTTCGTAAAACGCTTCTTCCGCTCTACGGAGTAGTCTTTTGATGTAATTGATTGAGTTGTTCGGCATACCTAAACTTTTGTAGATTAGCGATATAGCGTAAATATCACGCCTATTAATGTATCGTTCAGTAAGTACGGCTCTATATTTAGGGTCGCTAATATTGAAGATGCACCTCATCACATCGAGTTCGCACTCAACCGCCTTTTCTTTTAAATCGAAAATACTCGATTTAAGTTCAGTAAGTTGATGAAATTGTTCCATGATACCTACTTCACCGCTACCGCCTACACTATCGCCCAAAGAGCTTTTAGGCAAACCAGCTGGGCCCATTCTCTTTTGCAACAGTTCAAGCTGTGCATGTAGCGCTTGCTCTTCTAGGTAATAGTCATTGATGCGCATAATATACTCCCTAGCTTTTCTGCGTTGTATTTCTTTAGTAATTTTCTCCATACTAACCCCTTTAACAAGAATACAATATTCCTTATTTATTCGTGCTACCAAACCCACCTGTACGCTTTGCAGTAGCAGTATCTTTATTTACCACCCTGTACGGCATAATAATTAGCTGTGCTAGGCGTTCGCTAGATTTGTAATAGAACGGTTCATCACCTAAATTTCTAATTGGTATCATGATATGACCTTCATTATCGTCATTATTATAGTAGTCAGCATCGATAATACCTGTCCCATTAGCAAGCATGACATCGTTGTTAATACCCACACTTGATCTTAAATGCAGTTGAATATGTTCATCATAGTTCAATCTGCATTTGATACCAGTAGGAATGAGTTTTGTTTGATGTGGCAACACCACACCAGTTTCATAAGGTTTAACGTCATATCCAGCTGCATATTCTGTTTTTCTAACAGGCAAATCAGCATCTTCATATCCTGTCACTCGCTCAAATTGATTTTCGTTCATTTATTTAATTCCCCTTTTCATCTAATTTGATGTTCTAAAATCCAACTTACGCTCATAGTCCTTTCATAATTACCGCTCTCGAATGTAATCAAGTATTTATTCATATATTTATACCTCTGCTAGTTTTGCATAATTCCACATTGTAATAAGTTGCTCATCTGGTACGCTCCAAGATGTTGTACCCTCACGCCAAGTATATACATATCCATTTTTAAAACATGCAAAATGACGTTTTTCCCAAGTTTCTTCAACACGATGCTTAACCAGTATAGGTGTATCAACTTCTACTTTCGACCAATCAACAATGCCTAGGTATTCACCAATGTCAATCAACTGGTCTTTTTCCTCAAAGCATGTACTAGCTACCATCACACGTGGCAAGAAATAGTTTAAAAGCTCCCTCTTACCGTAAAAAAAGAACAATACACCACTTTCAATTTCTGCTTTTCTAAAGCCTAGATCATACATGCGTTTAAATAGTTCATCTGTAAATTCTTTATCGTTCATCTTTACACCTCTATATATTGTTCACATCGTTTTAAAATATCTTTTACTAATTCCAATGGAATATGAGACCTGGTGTTATATCTATTAACACCAGTTATATTTAGCTTATTGAATTTAATGATGTTCTTTATATCATCTTTCAATAATTTCAAATTGATATTACTACCAAACTTTGTAGGTTTCTTGATTGGATAATCATAGTTGTTGTAATATGTTAGGTTTTCATACGGAATATCGAACCCTATTACATTTGCTATATATTCCCATATCCGCCCATATGCTGGGTTTTCAATTACAAATACTTTAGGTTGGTAACGCTCAATGATTTTCAATGTATTGTAGATACACATCTCACCATTGATACGCGTTAGAAATGACTTATCATACTTGAATTGGTAGTTTTCATAATCAATGTGATTTCTGATTGTGAATTTACTGCCCTGTTCGTATTCACCAAATAGGTTGATAGTCATATCCTTTTCTTGTTTCCAGCAAGCGTTACCACCTTCCATAGCACTTGCCACGCTCCAGCTTTCACATGGTGGGCTAGCTAGAATAACATCGGGTCTATCTAGCTTGTCCAACTGTTCCCATAGTGCTTTTGGATTGTGTAACGTGTTGATTGCTAAATCTTGATTGATACACGCATCACCAATTCCTATTGATGTTATTGTGTGCTGCCCCCCCATATTCACGTTATATTCATCTACTGCTTGACGATAACAGCCATTGCCATCATCAAATAATCCCCATATATGCATAGGCTATTTACTTTCTTTCAATCTGAAACTTTCAGTAATAGGCACACCAGCCTCTGTTGGAATGTAAATAATTTGGTCTTTACTATCTTTCAAAGTATCAACCCATAACCAATGAATGTATGCCTCATTACCTTTCAATGACTGACCGATAATTTGATTGGCTTTTGCAGTGCCCTCTGCACGTTTAACTTCCGCTTGTGCTAAACTTTCCGCACTATCTAGTTTTGCCTTAGCCTCTAATACTGCAACTTGTCTATTTTGTTCTGCTCTAGCAAGTTCTGCCTCACCTGCCTTTTGTTGTTGCCACACCATATACATCGGAACACCAAACGCAAAGCTCCAAACGACCGCACCAATCAAAACTACTACCAATAAAGCTGATACAATCTTATTCATGTTTTTACTCCTTTACATAATCTTCAATACGATAGGTTTTTGTTTCTTCCACAACATGCATGGTATTTTTGTAGCCATGGCGTTTTTCCCAATTTCTAAAGACTTTGGTCAATTCGTCGCTTAACTCTTGAATATGCTCTTCTTTAACATTACTCAAATAGTCCTCTGAGTGATCATAGATTTCATCTGGCATATAGTTGATTACATGTTCAATAACATGTTCTCCGTCTACATCTGGCAAGAAATAAGCAGGGTGTCCGATTTCAACTCCATTATCTAATAATTGACTTCGTTCTAGGCTGCTATATCCGTCATACCCATTACAATCCATATAGTCATAAACAGCATCTTCAATGCTATCTTGCGGTTCACCAGCTACTTCATCCTCACACCAACAATATTTTGATTTATCTTGTCTGAGCATTTTAATACCCTCGTTTCTTCAAATTACTCCATACTGTACTTATAGACCTATCAACCTGTTCAGCAATAGCACTTAATTTAACACCTTGTTTTCGTAGTTTTATAGCGTCTTCAATCCACGCGTCAGGCTCCTTTCTAGCCATCCGCATTCTTTGCCCACATGATTGACTACATGTCTTGTTAATATTCCTTAATCTATAAGGCACTTTATATTCTTCGCCACATACAGGGCAAACCTTCTTGACATAATTGCCTTTAGATACTTTCTCTACTACATCATATTGATGTGCTTTTACAGGTTTAACATTCTTCGGTTTTACTTTATCCAATGGATTTACTTTCCATATAGGCAAATGCTCTAAAAACTGCGGGATATTATTCATGATATCTCCTCTCGTCGGAATATTTAGCAATTATTAATAAGCACGTTGTAACAATTCCTATACAAGCTCCAGCAATTAACCCTATCAAGAAAAAGACAAATGTCATTTATTTCTCCTCCCCCATATATCGTGCAATATGTGATGCTCTTCTGCTTTTACAATCTCGATTTCTGTTCGAGGGTTGTATTTATCAACCCCAACGATTTTTGAACCGTCATAATTAACGATCCACATATCATCGTCAATAATTTTTGCAGTGGTTAATATATCACTTGTAGCTTGTAACAGGCCGACCAAATCAGGCCAAGAACGTTCATTAGGCATGTAATAGCGGCACCTAACTATAACTGGACCAGATACATATGCGCGTTTTCTGAAGAATTGAAGCTGTTTTAAGCTGTCTTTTTCATAATCACAAAATGCTTTTGATGGTAAGACTCGAGGATATTTTCCGTGATACACAATACGCGAACTATTTTTTTTAGTTGTTGGTCGACCATAAATTACAAGACTACTCATTTGAAATTATCACCTCACATATATTTACGATTTAATTTTCTAATTTAAGCTACGAATAAGGCTCATTTTGATATGTGTAATTCTTTTCATGAGTGTTTTTATTGTTACACACATTAAATCACCATACAGAGCGAATAATTAAATTTCGCTATCACTTAAAGGCTTTCGTTTTGACTCACCTCTTAACAGTAAGACAAACGATGAACCTTTTAGCCTGTCATAGATACGGCTATCATAGCCTTGTTGTATCTGTTTCATAGTTAAATTCGTTGTAATGATTGTTGCTTTGCAAGACTCAACCCTATCCGCTATGATTGAGTCTACCTTGTTAGCAACCCATTTATTTTCATATTCGGCTCCAAAGTCATCGAGAACTAATAAAGGCGTGTTACGAATACGATTTTCAAAGCGAATATAATCGCTAGTTTCCCCTTTACTCAATGAGAGCAAGGTGTCGAGCAAGCTCATCATTGAGATAAGGTAGCCGTTATATCCCTTATCAATCGCCTTTCGTAAAATGCTTATAGCAATCGACGTTTTACCAGTGCCAACAGGGCCTAACAATATTAAGCCGTTGCCTTTACTGATATGATCGCGAATATGTTCTGCGTACTTAAAGGCTTTGCTATATGTTTCTCTATCTTCAGTAGGTACTCCATATGCCTTTAACTTATCAAATGTCATGGTCTTGTATTTGTCTTTAATGCCATAAGCTAATAGATTAACATTTCTTTCAACTACAACAGGCGGAGCATATACAGGTTGATAACACTCATACCCAGTCTGCGGTCTCTTTGGACCAGTCGATTTCGGTATCAACTGCTTTCGTTTTAGTCTTTCGAGTTCCGCTACTACGTTTATCGGCTCCATTTGCAGCCTCCTCTCTTATCTTGTTGTTCAATATCGCTGTAATGTATGCAATGCTAGCTTTTCCTACTTCACTAGCTTTACTAATCGCCGTAATAACTTCATCTTCACCAAAGTCATTAACTAGGTATTCTAGTTTCTCTTTTGTGATAGATGAAATTTCACCAACGTTATTCATATAAATTTTGAACACGTTTTTATACGGATCCTGTTTGTTAGAATTTTCGTTTTCGCGCGCGTCCCCATATGAATATGAATATGAATTATTTCCTTTCCTTTCCTTTCCTTTAGCTTCGTTTGCTTCGTTTGCTTCGTTTGATTCAAGCATTTGCTTCGTTTTGCTTCGAGCTTTACCACTCTTAAGACCGCCTAAACGCCCAGCCTCACTGCGTTTCTTAGATATTTCTTCTTGCTTTTTTTTACGAAGCAAATTTCGTCTAAGTAGTGAGGGTGACCAAAAAAATTCACCATCGGTTTCAAGCAGTTCACACTCATTAATAAGCAAATTCACATATGCTTCAGCTTGCTTCGCGGTGCTTAATTTTGCTTCGTTGCTTGAAGCAATTGCTTCGTTTTGCTTCATTCCGAATGCTATTCCAAGTCCGGTAAAGGTAATTTTATCCATAGGAAGTTTATATTCTTCTTGTGCTGCTAATTGCTCAATTAAGATCCACCACCAGGCATACGATATAACACCGCACAATTCTTTCATAACAATGATTTTAGGGTCATTACTGGCATTAACATCGTGGCTAAAATAATATGTATCCTTTGCCATTGTTTACCCCCTAACAGAACAATTCATAATGCTTTAAGCCCAGTACTTTGCACCAGGTAAATTGCTTTTTATCAAATTTAACTCGCACAACATCACCCCTTTTCTTGATGTACAATTACCAACTTCCCTGTGGCTGCTTGTACAGCTTTTTTAAATTGTGCTTCATTAGAGTTCTCGTTTGACAAGTGTATAAGGTGTATATCTTTACACTTAGATAAGTCCATTGATTGTAGAAATTTAATCACGTTTTCAAGTGCAAAGTGTGATTTAACTAACCTTTCCATTCTTTTCTTTGACAACTCGTCATCGTACACCCTATTCTTCAATATTTCGTAAGAATGATTACACTCTACGAGGATATGATCCACATCCTTAAATGTGTAACGGCAATAATAAGTATCGGTAATGTACAGCAGTTTTTCCTCACCGTCAGTAATTAAAAAACCAACATTCGGTACATCATGTTCTAACTCGAAAGGTAAAACTGTAAATATACCAACTTTAAAAGTCTTTTTAGGTATAATTTCAATCCATGTTCGAGCATCCAATGCATGAACGGCTTGTGCAGTATCTTTTGTCATATACACTTTATGGCCTAACTGTAACCAATCGCTGACCGACCTTGAGTGGTCGCCGTGTTGGTGAGTAATTAGAATACCGTTTAAATGCACGAAATTATACCTACAAGCTCTTTGAATATCTTTAAAGGGTAAACCTATATCAACCAATATTTCATCGCCGTTTACGCTTGATTTTAGTCGGTAGCAGTTCCCTAAGGAGCTACTACCGAAACATTCAATACTAATCATTCACCAAACATCTCATTTGCGTTTAACACTTCACCGGTTTCTTTATCAATAAATTCTGATGTACCAGGTTCAATATCTATAACTTCTGCATTAGCGTTATGCTCAATAGTTGTAATTGCATCGTCTAATACATCACTGACGTTACCTTCAACATCGATTGCTTCATCAGCTGTTGGTAGCCCCATAGAAATTTCAGGTGCAGTTGTACGGATCAACCAAGCAGCTGCTCGATAGCGTAACATTTGGTCCGGCATTGTTCTCCATTTAGAGCCTTTCTTGTCATACCATCCCTCCGCTTTTGCAATCGCGATGGTTACTTCAGGGCCAGCTATAATTTCGTCGCTTCCTTTTTCTCGAGTATAAGCGACAACACCTTGGCTATCGGTTCCTTTTTTACCAGTTTCTTTATATTTAATAGCTTCAAATCTACCGCATTGATTAAATGTAGCAATTAAGAATTTAGAGGACCAACTAGGGTTGCCATACACTACATATAGATTTTGCATTACCATTAACGGACTAGCATTAATGCGAACCGCCATTTCTAATGCAATACAAGCATTACCAAAATTTTGAGGACCTCTAAAGTTATCAGGTACTAAACTAGACTCATTAAACATTTTTGCTTGCCGTTGTAATAATTCGAAGCTAGCTACTGAATTAAAATTAGCGGATACTTCATTCTTCTTTGTTGTGATTTCGTTTGCCATACTAAACCTCCTATGCAACCGTTAATTCTTTGAATGTTGCGTCTACAAATAATTGAATAACTTGACTATGACAATGAATAAAAGTGGTTACAGCTTCGGCATTGTCAATGAATACAGGTGCCTCAACTTTAAAATACTTTGTTAAAGCATTGATAATATCAAGGCCTACGTTCATTCGAGCAGCATTATTCATGCTACGGTACGGAACACCTTTATAAGTGGTTTCGCAACACTCCTCAACGTTGCCATTTACTAACACGTTGAACATTTTAAAGCGAGCATATTCAAAGTGGCTGTTGATAGATTGTTCTAACATATCAACTTTCGCTTTTATAAATTCATCCATAAGGAACATGGCTTCATCTAGCTCATTCTTATCATTAGCCAGTTGTTGCTGTTTGCGTTCTAACTCCTTAACTCGTTCATCGATAGTTTCAATCAACTCATGCTTATTAAGTTCATCAACGAGTTGAGTACGTTTAACTTTCATCTCATCAATGTCTTTATTAATCGCTTTATAAGAGTTGGTTGTATCGGTATCATCGAGTTCGGACTCTAATAAAAATAGTTGTGCTTGTAGATCCATATATATAGAATCTTTATTAATATCAGGCTGTTCTAGTTCCTCATAGGCCTTAAATTTACGCTCATAGTCTTGTTGTTGTTCTTCAACTTGATTCGTTAAGTCATCAATTTTAACAGCAACGATTTCCTCTTGCTCAATGTAAGAACGTTTCATGTTTTCTGCACCGTCAATTAACTTTTGCCATTCCTCGAGATTAGTAGCCTTTTGCATATTAAAGGCTTCTTTTAGGATTTCTCTTTTAGCGTCAGGATACGGCTGACCGCATGTAGGGCAGTTCACATCGTCAAACTCTTGAGCGTTAAAAGTGTTAAATTCTTCTTTTAACTTTTCAATTCGCTTATTTTCACGTTCAATGTTTTTGCCTGTTTCATAGTTATGATCAATAAGTCTATCTCGTTCTTGTTCAATAGACTTTAATTTCTTTAATGCAAACTCATATTCACCACGTAAGCGAATTTCCTCTTTATCATAGTTAGATAATACCTGGTTACGTCTTTCATCGATTGTACGCTTAATACTGCGAATTTTAGACTTAACCTCGGTTTCTTTTAGGCCGTTTTTAATGACAGCAGCTTCCTCTTCGAGTTGATTAATACCGGTGTTAAACGTTTCAATATCAGCTTTTAATTTATCTTTGTCTGACTGCACCTCCGGTTTATTACGAATGGCTTCATCAATTCGTACCGGTATCATATCGAGTTCTTTGTTAATAGCTGTTTTTTTAGCAGCAACTATTTTTTTTTGCTCTTCAACAGTACGGCCGTTAAGAATGGATAATAACTTTCTTAACTCACCGTGATTGCGAATTACGGTTTCATCATCAACATTACCGCACATTTCAAGCAAAAGTTTTCGGCGATTTTGCCATGAGTATTGCTCGTTGAAATATAAAGGGTTGGTTATAAGTTTAAATACATCATCGCTAATCAGATTGTTAATGTAAGCTTTATATTCCTTTTCCTTAACTGGTACATCGTTAATGAAATAATCGGTAGTATGGCCTGTGAGTTTTGTATCACCACCACGAGGGTTACTATACTTTTCACGATATACACGCTTTAACGTAAATTGTGTTCCGTCATCGTTCATAAACTCACCTTCAACTTCGTGATTAACTTTATGAATTGGTTCACCGTTTACAAGCGTTTTAATTTCAAAATCGCTTCTATCTAGGCTGTCTTTGCCAAACAGCAACCAACACATACTATCAAAGACAGTTGTTTTACCTGTCGCATTATCACCAAAGATAATTTTGTTTTCTCCGTTAAATTCAAAAGTAGATTGACGGATACTTTTAAAGTTAGTAAGTGATAGCTTTAATAGTTTCATTTTTTATCTCCCTTAACTGACATGTGCTTCTATATCTATTGTGTGTGGCTGTATTTTTAACTTATTAGCCCACTTCATAACAGCTGTATTAATCTGTTCATTTTCTGATACTCGCTTGTTCGCAAATAGCTTTGCTTGTACGAGTTTCGAAAATTTGTTTTGACCATTCTTATTAAGTTCAAGACATGCAATCGGTTTCATAGCATCGTCGGTTACTACCACAATAGCTACGGATCCTTTCATCACCCTATCTTTGTATGAACCAACACAATTATTTAATGATTTACCAACATTTAATAGGTCGGCTGCTGTCTTAGGTATCATAAAGTGCATACCGTCAACATCTGCGTTAAGTTGTTCAATCATAGGTAAGTTAACATCACCATATTCTTGCTTATTGTAGATATTAACTAGCAAATCATGGAACTTCTTTAACTTGCACTTTTGACTCCATACTAATTCCCTATATTTAGGCTTTAAATCTAAATACATGTTTGGTATATCTCTAATTTCAGAATAGTCAGCACTTAATAAGTAATTAAGAACACCAGTTTCTCCATGTCGCTTAATTAATTGAGCCCACATATCCTTAATTATTTGAGTAGTAACCGCCATTGCGTCTCTAATGCTTTTAGCTGTTAATACCTTTCCTGTATAAGGGCTTCTATAATGTGGTGAGTTCATAACCTCTACACTATCAGTCCTATCAAGCGTTAATATAGTTCTGCGAATGTTCTCATCTTTAAATAGATTTAATACGTTCGTCATATTAACTGCCATGATGTCTGTACTCATAGCTTTTCTTAATGATCTTGAATTTGGGGCGTGATATTGTTTCATTAAAGATTGAATAAAATTCATACCTTTCTTTGTATCTTCAAATACACAATCACTAAATGGAATATGATGTTTAAGACAATAGTTATCGCTCCAACGATTGGTGCTCTCTACTATCTTTGTAATGGATGGCATGTCAGGTGCTGCTATTTTAAAAGCCATATTAATAAGCATCGTTGAGAAATAACCGCCATCTTCGTTAACACTAGGAGAGATATATACGCCTTTTGATTTAAAGCCATATGTTTCTTCTAACCGCTTTTCAAATGCAGTTCTTAACGTTTTAAATACTTCATTCAAACGTTTCTTATTAACGCTATGAACAGCATATGAACCACCTAGATAAGTTAGTACTGGCATAATACCGTGTTCTTCGTATCCATCACCTCGTAGATATGCAACAGATATTTCATGTCGATTTCTATCACGGTCGATGAATATTGCACATTTTTTCTTAAAGTCATATCGCATAGTTTCACAATATGTCTTTTCTTCGCTTTTAGTACCATTCATGAACAACTGGATACCACGATACTTAATTCTTAAATCAAGGAAATTCTTATAGTTAATCACCTCGATAAACATTGATATTGGGTAAATTTTCTCCTCTCTGTGAGAGGAGAAAACCTTATGCACATCAGGCGATGAGTGAACACCACATTTAGGGCATGTATAATATTTTGCTGCCGTTGTGTAGCCGTTAAAATAGTTATATTTTCTATCCCATTGGCTGCCGAACGTATGGCCACAATCAAAGTGATATATAGTTGTATAGTCGCAACTCCATTGCGTTTCTAAAACGATAGAGTCAAACATTTTAGGAATGTTTATATAGTTTAAATACTCCATACTATATCACCGCCTATTAATCACCAAACATATCGAAAACATCATCGGACGTATTTCCCTCTTTAGGAGGTTCTTCAACAGTTGAAGCTGGTTTAGACGCTTTCTTAGCTTTAGTAGATTTTTGTTTTTCTACTGTCTCGCTACTGTCTTTCTTCTGTCCATCTTCTGTCTTTTTACTGTCTTTTTCGACAAGTTTGATAGCATTGAGTATTGTTTGTGATACAGTTTGATTGGTTTCGCAAAAATCAATAGCCCTTTGATATTCAATTGTGTTTTCGGGATCCAGTTCCATCGCTTTGCGTAGCACCTCAATTTGAGGTGCTACATTATCAACTACTCTTTTAAAATCATTAACGTATGCCATTGTGGTACTCCTATCTCTTATTTCATTAATTCTTTTAATTCGTTAACGATTGCATCAGTTAACGCTGTTGATGTAGGTTTATCTACACCGTTATTTTGGAAGATTTTAAGGGCTGCCATAGCTCGTTCTTTATCGCTCCCCATCCACGTTTTGAACTCGTTCCAAAACTCTTTAGGGTCAAATACTTCAACTTCATCAATAGACAATTCTTCTGTAGGTTGATTAATTTCGTTGCCGTCAAAATCAGTAACAGGTACATCAGGCTCAATAGATATGTTTTCAACAATTTCTTTTTCAACCTTTGCACCAGGAGTTGGTTTTTTAGGTTCGTCTACTTCAATTGGTTCGTCTACAACAGCTTCAGCGGGCTTAGGCTTAACTTCATCTTTAGTGGCAGCTACCACTTCAACCGCTTTAACTGGTTCTTTATCTTCAATACTTAATTCGGCTTTACCGTTCATTAATTCGTTATATTCTGCGATTTTCTTTGCAAGATCCTTAGGGCCTCTAAATTCAATAGTAAATTGGTTCATGATGTTACTCCTTTTCGAAAGTTGAATTTGTGATATAATCAAATTGGTTATTTTACCTTTGGACGTTCTACTAATGCCAGTTAGTGGACGTCCTTTTTTAGTTCGTGAAACATAATGCTTATAGCAGCTATCATGCACACGATTAATAGAGCCCATGTTGCAGAGGTCAATTCGTACCCCTGCACATCGGAGCCTTCAATAATTCCGTATGATGTGATACATAACATCATTGCTATCCATTTCATCCATTTCACCTCCTTTCAAATTTCGTTAACTAGCACCAACATTTCGCTAGTTACTTTTCTGATTTTTTGCTTTAACTCGTCATTTTCTGTGGCGAGTTTTTTATTTTCTAATTTAAGTTGCCGATAGTTGTAAGGTGTGAACTCATCTTCAATACCTATGAATGCGTACACGTCTTTCACGTTAAACAACACTCTACCGATATTCTTTATTGCCGGTAATTTACCGCTATTCCTTAATTCATATATCGTTTGTGGTGTTACTTTTAACAGTTCAGCAACTTCATTCACTGTATAGACAAGATCCATAATCAAATACCTAATAATGCTTTAATTTCGTAACAACGATTTAAGAATGAAATCAATATCCAACGCTCTTTAGTTGTTGCCTCAACATTGTTCATAATGTTTGCTACTGCATTTTCAAATCGCACTATCAACTTCAAGAAATCCTTTTTACTTTCGCCCCAGTGAGTAACAATAATTAGTCCGTAGCGTTCATACATTTTCATAACTTCTTCGTCTGAAACGAATTGCCAAAACTCATTTTTCATTTGTTCATCTCCTGAAATTTAAATACCAGTTTTTCGCCACCAAAAGTCTAATCATAATTAGGAGTTAGTACGGCGATATAGTTCGGCGTAGGTTCAACATCATCTTCAGTGATAACCGCAACCACTGTATCGTCGTCTTCCCTCTTTATAACAATCTTTGTGTATTGGTCTGTGTTTAAAATACTATTTGGTTTCATTTATGCTCGCCCCCTTGTAGTAAATTTAAAGTTTTACACATATTGTGAACTTCTAGAGTAAAAAAATATCTTGCATGTTAAGGTTTGTATCTACTTCGTTAAACTTAGTAAATATAAGGCTTATTTCACGTTGATTAAAGTTTCTTCTTCCGTTTTCCTTTAAACTATAAGCGCCTTTAGTAATACCTAGCATCTTGGCTAATTCTTGTTGACTAAAACCTAGTGCATGTCTTAGTTTAATCAACTTTTCTTGCTTCATTATATTCCTCCTTATTTACATTTTGTTGACTGCCTTATGACTGTATTGTAGTATACATTTTGTTAACAATCAAGTAAAAGATTTATAAAATTCACGTATTGTGATTTTACAATTTGTTTACAATTATATATAATCAAACCATGGAGGTATACAAAATGAAAACCATGGGAGCGAGACTAAAAGAGCTGCGACTAAAGCACAATTACACAGGCGAAGAAATAGGACGTAAATTGCAAGTATCTAAATCTGCTATATCAATGTGGGAGAAAGATTTACGCTCCCCTAGTGCTGACTTAATCGAAAAGTTCGCTACTATTTATGGAGTGTCTACCGATTATATAATTACTGGCAAAGATAGTAATACAACAAACGATAGTTATTATTACGATACAGAAGTTGCGGAACTCGCCGAGCAGATTAAAAACGATCCTGAGTTGCGAATACTGTTAGATGCAAAACGAAATTTATCAAAGCAAGATATGAAAGCTATTATAAATATCACCAAATCGCTTTTACAACGTGAGCGAGGCGACGAATAACACTAACTATATAGGGAGATGATTAGTAGTGATTAATACGATTTATAGTAACGATTTACCTTTAACGTGTGGCGGCTTTGCTAGGAAGAATGAAGATGATAGTTATACCATAGTTCTTAACCCTAAACATTCCTACCACCAGCAACGAGCAACATATATGCACGAACTATTACATATCGTAAACAGGGACCACGATTCAGAAAAGCACGTGAACTTTATTGAAAGCATGAGACATAATATATAAACATAATTCTTATAGCGGAGAGTATTGTATGAACGATTTTAATTCGTTAGAGCAAGAATTTTTTAATCAAATAAGGTCTATTCAGCCAACTTTCGACCATGAAATGCGTCGCCTGTGTGATGGTACTATTGATTTTGAAATTGGCAGAGTTAAATTAACAGGTCGCAAGTATAAAATTCAACTACAATTAGAGGACGGAGTTATATGGTTATCAGGTACAAAAGAAGATATATTTAACGCTATCCCTTTAATGTTATCTACTACCCTAGAAAGCGTTATGCTAACATCATCAAATAGAAAGAAATTAATATATATAGGTAGCGACGATGCAATATAACTTTACCGTTCGCAAGAAAGACAAAGGTTATCAAATCATTGTCGGATATAAAATAGGTCGTACATGGAAGCAGAAATCAAAGCAAGGTTTCAATACGCAACGTGAAGCCAAGGCGTACGGCGAACAGATTTTAGACGAAATAAAAAAGAACGTCATATCACCACTTGACGATACAATGCAGGATATAACGTTCATAGAATTCTATTCAGTTTACATGAATGAAAAGCACGAGTTATCAATCAATTCACGAAAAACATACGATAATATAATATATAAAGACTGTACAAAACTTCATAATATGATGATTAAAGATATTAATCACAAGGATATTATGAATGTATTAGTTAACTCTAATAAATCGGCAGCAAGTAAGAACCTTTGCATTGTATTATTAAAAGCTATATTTAAGCATGCTATATCTCCGTACAGGCTTATTAGAGATAATCCATGTGCTAGTATTAAGAAATATAAAAAAGCGTCAAATAGCGATGTTAATACGATTAGCAATGAAGATATGGATACACTATTTAATAATATTAAAGATAAATACCCTATTTATTATCTCGTATGCTGTATCGCTCGCTATACTGGAGCACGTTATGGTGAAATAGTCGGCTTATGTTGGGAAGATATAGATTTTAATAACAAAACAATTTCTATTAATAAGCAATGGTCTCGCAAGACGGATCATGAACACGGTTTTAAAACACCTAAAAGCGTTAACAGTATTAGGACTATTCCTATACCTCAAATACTAATAGATGAGTTAAATAGTATTAACAGTAATAAAACTGGTCGCATATTCGACTTCAAGAATAGCAGTACATCACGAGTGAATTATATTATAAGCAGGTATTTGCAAGATAAGACTATTCATATGTTTAGGCATACCTACGCTACTTCCCTACTAGCTAATGGCGTTGATATGCAAACCGTGGCCAGCTTATTAGGAGATGGACTGAATACAGTGATTAACACCTATATTCACTATTCACAAGAAATGCGAAATAATGCTGCCAAAAGCGTTGAAAATATCTTTAGTCGATAAAATTTTTGACGTATATATGACGAAAAGAGGAAGAACCCTTATTTTATCAAGGTTCTTCCTCTTATTTTTATAACTATATAATTATATCGTAAATCGAAAATTTCTTCTACGTTCACCATATATAATTGTATTTTTTAGTATTCTTTGTTATCTTATAATATGAAGAAAATTATATATTTGTTGTAATCTCCTTTAGAAAGGATACATTATGTTGTCATCAATGAAATCATTGATTCAAAATCCAATTTTGCGTTTTGGCATTATAGGCATAGTGCTCTACATTGCACTATTTTTTATTTATGAACCTGTCACATTAGGACTTGATGTAGAGGATATTACAATCCTTGCGGTACCGACCATGGTGGGTATGTTTTTATTCCAATACTTTATGAGTTGTACCGTGTTTCATCGTGCGTTCTTAGGATATGGTTTATTAGGCTTACTGTGGGGACTCACATTTCCATTATTATTTCATTGGTCTTATGTAAAACCTCTATATT